CCTTACCAGCACCAGTATATTTTCGCACAAAGCGAACGTACCACTGGTCTGAAGCCTCAAGAATGGATTTTGCAGTACGGCTAAAAAAGCCGTCTCCACCAAGCGAAAGGAATTGCTTGGCAGAATCTACTGTAGAAATCCATTGCTTCGCTGATTCGCAGTTGCGGTAGTGGAATTTCACCACACTGCAATCGTGACCACCTACCATCCACGCGCCGCAGGATTCTCGAACGAGAGTCCTACCGACACATGACTTGGTGCGGTTAACGATGCACCCGCAGCCCTCTACTTGCTTGATGAAGATATCGGCCACATCACGTGGCAAAATGATATCATCACCAAACACTCTAACAGTTTTCCGCTTATACTTACTCTGATCCGCTACCGATCGGGCCAAAGCCCAAAAGGCCAGCGTTTCAAGAGGAAAGCATAAGGCGGAACCCATTGTTGCAAGACTAGTATTTTTTATAGTCCTGCCACTCGGTAAGGCAATAAAGCCTGACCGAGCGAGAGTTAGTAGAGCGAAGACCTCTTTCGGAAAGAGAATGCGTGCTAGGCTCAAACGGAGTCTATCAGACGCATCCTTTAGATCTATGGTAGCCAGTCTCAGATCTTTACACAAGATCTGATTCCTCGACTGGTCCATAAAACTAATGGATCTTCGCGTAAGTGGATGCCTTTCAATTAAGTCATAAAGAATCGCTTTTAGCCCTTGCTGGGCAAATTGCAACTCTTTTGGCTCAATACATATAGTTCTTTTAGACTTAAAGTCTTTAGGAACTACATGCAGGCGGGAAATCCGACCCACCACAGGCATAAGGTCAGGTCTCAGGTTATCCTCCGTATGGTATCGAAATATCATACTGGGGAAGCCCGGGACACAACCGAAAAACCACTTACGAGCACCTTTCTCCCCACCAGCAACAGCACCTGGACCAGGCCGCCCAAATGGTTGTTCCAACCATTGAGCCAATGGTGCAGCAAGCTGCCCATCTTCATAAAGGATATCAGATATGTACTTTCGTGCACGTCTGATAACCCAAGAAGATGCCCGCAAATCAAAGGACTCGGCCATACGCTCTTCAAAGAGCTTAATAGCCTCGTCCTCTGTCTGCAAGGACTCCATATCCTCAACCTTTGAAAAGGCGAGGGTAACTTGCCTAATCGCTTGCAAAACAAGCGCTAGAAGCTACGTTTACTAGGACAATAGTCCAAAGTAAACAAAGGAGTGCCATCATCCTGCCAACCTTCTTGAAAAAGGGTATGCAGGAATACAGGCAAGCGGCTCTTCCCGAACAGATTAAATCCGTCGGGAACCACTAACTTTTCGCAAGTGATTGCTGATTGCTCGGCAGCTTTACCCAAAAGGGGAAGCCGCGAACAAACAAACGAATCACCCTCGTTTTCTACCCTAGAAAGTAGATAAGCGAGATCAAGAGCGAAAGGTTGATGATCAGGAGCAGCTGCCGAAATGGAGGTACTAAAGTACTCCAAATCAGCAAATAATGCTGTGTAGAAGGTTGAGATCAGTGACATTGGGGTCTCCTAATTACAGGTTTCCTCACTGTCCCTCATCACTCATCCTCCCCTTGACCGCTTATGATCGCCTTTATTACGGCAATAATGCCAGATAAAGCGACCACAATAACAGTCAAGATCCCTAATGCGTGTGAGCTCAGCATTTTAACCTCCCGTAACAAAGTGCACTCAAAAAAAGTGTCCGATTCAAAGATCGCGACCCTCTTCGAGAGCAACCGCGTTGACGGTGGTAGACTGCAGAGCAGCGCATTCATTGAGAATAGATGCAGTAGCACCGACCATCTTCGTAAAATCCGCCTCTGCTAGTGACGCGGTATCCTTCGGGATACTCAAGTCAACAGTAACTGAGCCGGTTGCGAGCTTGCCG